CTCTGAGGAAGGCACTGCGAACATCGACAGCGCCCTGACCGCTGGCACGACCTACTACGTCGTTGCCAGCACCGACACCACCTTTAGCGTGTCTGCCACCTCTGGCGGCACTGCAATCACCCTGAACGGTGACGGCGGTACTGGTAGTGCTGACACCCCTGGCGCTGCCAACCACATTGCTGTGGACATGGCCGAGTATTCGGTTGTGTGCCAGGTGAGCGAGTTCTCCGTGGAAATCACCCGCGAAGAACTGGATGTGACCACCCTTCCCTGTTCCGTTGCGAACGTGGGTAGCAAGTGGGCTGCCTTCCGCACGATCCAGGCTGGCTATGCCTCTGGCACCGGCACCATGACCGTGTACTTCACCTCCGACCAGAACAGCCTTGCCAACCGTCTGCTCAGCAACGTGCTGCTGCGGTCCCAGGAAGGTGCAGCTGTGAAGCTGTACGTCAACACCGTTTCCGACGGTGCTGGCGGCGTTGACGACGCAAACAGCCTCTACATCGAGTCTGAAGTCAGCATCAACAGCATGAGCGTGACCGTCAACCCCGACGATCCCACTTCTGCAGAGCTGGCCTTCACGGTGATCAACCCCACCAACATCTTTGGCAACGCCATCGGTTGATAAAACCCCAGGGTTTTGGCCCCACTTCGGTGGGGCTTTTTTAATGCGCTATGCTTTTAATGTATTAGGAGTTTTATGGCTACCGGACGTCTGATCGACCGTTTGGTCAAGAGTGCACGGCTTGATCCTGTACTCAAAATGGTCGAGCTTTCAACTGGCGACATCGTGGAGATGTACGTCAAGCCTCTGACTGCCGCCGAGCGTGACCGGGCCAAAAAGGACGCCCGCTCCGAGGATCCCACAGCATTCGCTCTCCAGCTGCTGGTGCGTAAGGCGTTGGACGAGAACGGCACGCCGCTGTTCAGCGCCGGCGACATCCCTACTCTGAAAAACGAGATTCGTGACGCCGACCTGCAGGCCCTAATGCTTGCGGTAATCGGAGCTGACGATGAGGAGCCCCTCGACATGAAAAGAAGCAGCTAAGGAGCTAGCCAAGGACAACTGGCTTCTTCTCTGCCTCGGCGTCGCTAAGGAGCTTGGCTACACGCTCCACCGTTTGCTCAACGAGGTGACTGAAGACGAGATCGTGCTGTGGTCTCTTTACTTCGGTCACCTCAACGCCGAGCAGGAAAAGGCGATGAAGAAATCCCAACGCCGCCGCTAAGGCGGCTTTTTTCTGGGCCCTAGACTGACTGGAACGGTAGTCGCAGCAGGGCCTTGGCTGAGTTTAACGCCGATATTCTGCTTAACGTCGTCACGACGAAGGTCGACCAAGCGATCAACCGGCTGGAGGGCAGCTTTGATCGTCTAACCCAAAAAGCTCAAAGTGTTGGTTCCGGCGTAACCGATACAAGCGGCTTCAAGAAAGCAAGAACAGAAGTCGACAGACTTGCCAAGAGCCTGGAGCGTTTTGGTTCGATTGGTGCTGCAGCTGGTGTTGTAGGTATTGCTGAGACTGTAAATACTTTTTCGAGAGAACTTCAGAACGCGGTATTTCACATTGAAAGGTTTGGACAATCTTGGGATGTAGCTAACGCTCCTTTACAAGCTTTTGGAGACCTTTTAAGAAGTTTAACAGCGCCTGTTGACTCTCTCACTACAGCATTTACGCAACTAGGTGCTACGGGGCAGGCTACGGCAGCTGGCATTGCGCTTGCTACGACAGGGTTACTGGCATTCGGTCCTCAGGTCGAGCAAGCCGCAAAAGGCATTTTTGGTTTAGGAAAAGACGCGCGTAAAACTTTTGACGCAGTAACAGGCTTAAACGAAAGTTTCACTATGACAGCTTCGGCTGTCAAAAAATTAGAGCAGTCTATAAGTGCTGCGGGTCTAAGACAAGCTATTTCTGAAGCTACCAAAGAGCAGCAAAATCTTGTTGCCAGTTCCGATGATTTTAGAAAGAAAACTGTTGAGGTTCTCAATCTAGAAGAGCAGCTAACTGCAGAGTTGCGCGAGCAACAGCGCGTTATCGGGCAGATACAAAACGAGCGTTTAGGTGCGGCGTTGCAACGCACCGGTCTGGGCGACGCTGTCAGCGGTTCCGGCCAAAGACTTCTGCCCGCGTTCCAGGAGCGGGGCCTTCAGGAACTTAATACCGGGTACGCCGAAGCTCTTCGCCTGACCCAGCAGCGAACCGCTGAACTGACTACCGCAGCGAATGTTGAAAGGGCTTTAACTGAGGAGACTACTCGCGGTGTCCGCTTCCGTGAGAAGAGTGCTGAGGCCGCTCAGCGCCTCCGTGAATACAACGGCAATGTGCTGGAAAGCGCTCAGGGTATTGGGCGCACCTACCAAGCTTCAGCCCGCGTCCAGATGAGCTGGAACGTTGCGCTCGGCCAGATGCGCGATCTCAGTAATCAGATCCAGCGCACAAAGGAAACAACCTTGAAGCTGGATACCTCCAGCCTCAACACCACCTACGCCCAAGTCAAAGCGCAAGAGCGTTTGAACGGCAAGGTCAAGAAATTCAATGATCTTCAGGCCGCCCGCGCCAAGAGAACCGGCGAGTTAAATGAGTCTCTTGCTCTTGGCGTCGGCTTCCCGCTGCTGTTCGGAGCAGGTCCTGGCTCCATTGCAGGTTCATTCGCTGGCTCGTTTGCCGGCCAGGGTTTTGGCGGTCAGATCTTGGGCGGCGCGATCGGCGCACTTTTTGACCAGCTCGCCGTCAAACTCGCCACGCTCACTTCAAGCCTTGAGAACATAACGGCAGCAGCTGGCATAACAGGCACCGCTACTGAAAGGTATATCGAGACTCTGAAGCAGAACGGGCAAGAGACTGCGGCAATGGAGGTTGCCACCCAAGCCCTGGCGCGTGTCGTCGGTGATGACGGTGTTCGTGCTCTGCAGGACTTCGAGAAAGCCGGAACCCAACTAGCTAACGCCTTTACACAACTTGGCACACAGCTCCTGGCGCTAGTCGCGGATCTAGCAGGCCCCACAGCTCAGGGAGTTGCTGGAGCGGTCGAAAACACAGTGCTGTTCCGGCAGGCCGGTGTATCTGGTGATGATCAGCAACAGGCTGATCTAGCTCGTCTTCGTAATGCATACGGGGATGAATACTACGAAATTCTTGATCGAATACTGGCACGTCAGCGCGAATTGAACGCTGCTGTTGAGGGTCAAGCGATTGCGCAGCAAGCTATAGCAACGGCTCAAGGTCAGGCGTACCAGCAGGCGTTAGCTGCAATTGATATTGCCGAACTTGACTATAAAATTGCGGCTCTCGGCGGCGACATTGAGAACGAAAAAGTCGCGGCATTGATGCGTCAGAAGATTGAGCGAGAGTTTAACCTGCAGGCTCAGCAACTCATTACGGAACTAACTAAACAGGAAGCCGACTTTATGTTGGTTACCACCAAACTCCAGGCGCTTCAGGCGCAGTACAAAGCGGCTATTGCCGGACTGGAACTGAAGATCAAAACTGCCCAGGAAAGCAGTGCAAAGTCTGCAGCATCTTCTGCTGCTTCTGCCGCCAAGGCTGCTGCAGCCGAGCAAAAGCGCATCGCCACACTGCAAGCCCAGCTCAACACATCAACTGCACTGCTGGCTATTGATAAGCAGATCGCAGCAGCCAAGGTTGACGGAGACAAAGCAAAGCTCGCAGAGCTTGAGTACACCAGGGCTTTAGAAGCGAGCGAACTGAAGATTGCTGAGATTCGAGCACGCCGGGCGGGCGAAGCTGAAACCCAGCTACAGATCCAGCTCGAAGAAAATCGTCTAGAAAAACAACTACTAGACATCGACACCAAACGCGCTCTGGAGCGTAAAAAGTTGCAGGAGTCGTTCCAAGCAACAATTGACGGCCTGACTATTGAGCTTGGTCTTGCCCAGGCCGTCACACGCGAAGAGGAAAACCGCCTAAAGCTTCAGCAAAAGCGCCTTTCTCTGCAAGGTAAAGGTCTTAACGAAAATGAAGTAAACCAAATTCTTGAGTTAGAAGGCAGGCTTCAAGCAGCGCAAGCTCCGATCCAGCAGTACATGACGCAGCTGCAGAAGAGCCTGAATGACGTCGACGCTCAGATTGTCCGCATGGCGCAGACCATCGAGACTGAGCTAGGCAGCGCGATGTCGAGCGCCATCACCGGCGTTATCACTGGAACGCAAACAGTCGAGCAAGCGTTCTCGCAGATGTTCGCCAACATCGGCAAAGCATTTATCGACATGGCCACCCAAATGCTGGCCCAGCAACTAATCCTGTCAGTACTCAAAGGTCTTACGGGACCAAGCCCTGGCGGGCTTCCCGGCTTTGGCATGGAGGGCACGCTTGCTGGGGAAGGGGTCTTTACCGGTGCAGGACCTTTCCAGTTTCGAGCAGAAGGTGGCCCGGTTTCCGCTGGTCAGCCTTATGTGGTTGGCGAGCAAGGCCCCGAACTGTTTGTACCGGGCAGTGGTGGCAACGTCGTAGCAAACGACATTTTCGACGCCACGCGCCAAGCCATAGCCAGCGGCGGTGGAACGGACCAAGCCTTCAGCGAAAACAGCGAGGCGCTGGCCGTAGCAAATAGCTACACCCGCGAGCGGATGTTTGAGCGCGAGCGCCAGACCATGTTGACTGGAGCGGGCGGTTCGACCACTGTTCAAACACAGGTCATTAACAACGTGGAGTACGCGACGATTGACCAAGTGCAAGAGGTTGCGAATTTGAGCGCCAAGAAGGCAAGGGCTCAGGTCTTTTCGGACATGCGCAACCGCCCGTCCACTAGGGCTTCCTTGGGGATGGGCTGATGACCGTCGCGATTGGGACCTACATCAAGCTGCTCAACCCTAATGGCAGCAGCACGGGCTACCTGTTCCAGAACTTCTTCCAAGGCGAGACCCGCACGTTCAACAGCGAAAGCTACGTCTTTGGCGCGTTTGGGTTTAGTGGTGCAACGCTTGACCTGCAGGCGGCGAACATCAGTGCCAACCTCATTTTTGCCCTAAACGAGCTTGCCCTAACGCTGTTCAATCAAGCCGTGATCGACCAGTGGTTGATTGAGGTGCGCACAGTATGGCTTGACCCTGACACGTTGGTCGAGAGCAGCCTTTACAGCGAAGAGACCTACACGGTCATCGGGTTAGAGCACGACACCCAACGGCTATCAGTACGGCTTGGCAGCCCTTTGGATGCAGTCCGTCAGAATGCTCCTAGGCGAACACTGACGCAAGCGTTAGTGGGATCGCTGCCCACCACTGGCGATATTTCCCTGCAATGACGCTTTCACCAAAGAATTTTGATCGCGTCGTCCTGCTGCCCCAGGACCGGGAGATCATGGCCATCACTGGCCTTAGTGAAAGCGAGTATCGGCAATTCGTCCGCGAGCTTAAGCGTTACAGCCGCATTGAGCCTGGAACGATTGTCAATCTCACTGGTTTTGAGATAATCCTGATCAATTTGGTTATTGGAGCTGCGTTAAGTTACGCGGCGACTTTGCTGGTACCAAGAGCAAAACCGCAGGTCCAGCCAACCTCAAACCAAGTCCAAGGTCAGAACATCGTCAACGGCGCAAGGTTTACGCCCAAGGCAGGCTTTGACTCTGTGCAAAACGTTGTCGAACTAGGCAGCGTTATTCCTTTGGTTTACGCCAACCGTCAGGTCATTGACGGTGTTAGCTACGGCGGCGTGCGTGTCAACACTAATTTGCTGTGGAGCCAGATCTACAGCGTCGGTGGCGGTCAACTGCTGCGAGGTCTGTTCCTGGTCAGCGAGGGCGCTGTCAGCGGCATTGACCCAACGCAGTTTGCGCTTGGCAACAACCTGATCAACAACTACGACCTTGCCATCACGGATCATGGTCGCGTCTCGATCTACTACAGGGCAGATGGTGGGCGCATTGTCAGTGCTGACCATATCGCGGGTCAGATTGCCGCGAACGACCTAGGCAACGCTGAAAACGATGGGGGCGGCGATGTTTTTCAGGT